ACACACCCCAAGCAGAGATGTGAAATTGGCGCCCCTAAGCATGGGGCAGGGGTCCCCTTGCGCTTGTAGCGCAACGGAGCGGAGCGACGGGGGGATGCCCCTATGCGTCGGGCAAGATAACTTACCTCCTTCCTCATGGCCGATAAGATGCCTTCTAACCCAAGCATCGAGCTCCGGTAGATGATCCGTCCGGAATTGATACCCCTCAGGTGTCTGGTAAACTTGGAGCGGAGCCTTGTACTTGCTGTTCGCGAAAGCCCTAAGCGAAATGAAGGATTTGAGAACAAGGCCTGGCTCAAGTGTTGCAGCATTTTCCCAAAACTGTTCCTCACTTTCTGAGTTAAGTATAGTAGCGTATTGAGCTGCTCTCGTATCTTTTTTCGTGGCTGGTCGTTCAAAGTCTTGATGGACGATATCTCCATCTTTTGTCGCATAGTCGAAGCCAGACCCCGGGCTTCCCTTAGTGACTGACACGTTTGGATGGTATCCCTCCACATCGAAACAATCGGCTCTCTTAAAGTTGGGTCGTTTGTCGAAATGGATGAAAGCGTGGAAATGAGTTCCTCCATCTTGGTGAGATTCGCGTCCCAGAACAAGTTGTCCCCCAAGGCGGTGTAGTAGGTCGACAATGTGTTGGCCGTCAAGGTCTCCGACCTGAGAGTAGGTGAGGAGTGCATAGCGAGCTGTAAATCTGAAGGGCATGCTGACATAATGGAGGACACCAGGTAATCAGTAAGATTCACCTGATTACCTTTTTTGTGTCCTTGGTGTCCTGGCCAATGGGGTATAAATACCTGTGGTGTCCCCCCACTTTTCTTAGTTCTGTTTTTCACCCCAACATCGTCATGGCTTATCGTACAACCCGCACACGTCGTCGCGTCACGAGGCGCAAGTCTCGTTACACTAAGAGACGCCCCACACGGTCTTTGAAACGACGCTATCAATCTAAGCGCATTACCAACAAGCGTATCCTCAATGTCTCCTCCGAGAAGAAGTCAGACTCTCGAGTCTTTTATACGAACCTCACTGCTCCTGGCACCCCCCCTGTTTTCTCTGCTCCAGTACTTCTTGGTGGCACTACTTATGCTTTTATTCATATGCCTACTGCTATGGATAAGTCTAATGCAGTTAGTCAGGATATTGGCAACTTCCGTGATCGGTCGGATGTTTACATGCGTGGGTTTTCCGAAACCCTTCGTATGACTACCAATGGTGGTGATACCTGGAATTGGAGGCGTTTGGTGTTTACACTTAAGGGCCCTGCCATCTACTCCAATATTAGTGCTGCTTCAGCACTCTATCTCGAAAGCGCAAGCAATGGTTGGACTCGCACTTGGGTCAACCACAACAGTAGTGCCGTCGGTGGTGCTGCTCTCGGACTTCTCTTCAAGGGTAACCTCAATACTGATTGGGTGGATCCCTTTACAGCCACTGTGGATACTTCCAAAGTGGGTCTGTTGTACGACAAGTACCAGGTTCTTAAAGCTGGCAATGGAGAGAATAATGTTCACAATCGGAAGATGTGGCATCCTTTCAACAAGATGTTCTATTATGCGGATGATGAGAATGGCTCTACGGAGACTGAATCTGTTGTCCATGTAGCTTCAAAGCAGGGTATGGGAGATGTTTACATCATGGATCTGTTCCTTTGTGCAGATGCCAATCCCAGTCAGACAATGCAGTTAGACGGGACTGCCCGTCTCTACTGGCATGAGAAATAGTGGCTCCTCCACACATACAAATATACAATTCTTTTGTAACCACTCCACTTCATGATCCTTTATTCCAAATTCGTTCCTTGGATCCTCATTGGTGCACCAGATAACTGGTTTGCCCCACTTGATCTGTTTCTTCCCTTTGTACTTGTCAGTGCATGTGAATTCCTTCTGCTGACCTAACCATCCTTTCCAATTGACGATGAACTTAAGTTGACAATCATCGAAGACAGCGTATCTTCCTTCGTCAGCATGGATGGCAACATCCTGGTTGAACTGTTCTCCAAAGTATATATGTGGGCCGTGTGATCTGGCCCACTCTGTTTTTCCCATTCTTGAGGGACCCCATAATATGAGGGATTGACCGCGTACTGTGTTATTAGCACTGTATTAGCACTGTGTTTTACCAAGACTTAAGCCCACACACCCCAAGCAGAGATGTGAAATTGGCGCCCCTAAGCATGGGGCAGGGGTCCCCTTGCGCTTGTAGCGCAACGGAGCGGAGCGACGGGGGGATGCCCCTATGCGTCGGGCA